TGTACATCTGCATATGTACCCAGAGCCCCATTAGTAACGGTAAATTGAGTATCAGATCTAGATGCTATGGTGCCTGTTATGTTAAATGAAGTAGGGTCTACACCAGTTATTACTACTGCCTGTCCTACAATAAATGAGTTTACCGCAGTATATATTACAGTAGTACCGTTAGAGATTACATTGGTAATGCTTGCAGTGTTAAACTGAGACAACGTAACGTTTGAAGTCATAGGGTAGTGTTGATAAGTCACTCCGCCAGTTGTATAGTTAACTAAAGACGTCTGATCACTTTCTGTTGCTTGACTTGAAAATTCAATAGCTATTGTTGCTTGTCGAGTAGCTGATCCCATAACATAAGCTGAGGCCGTAATACTCGTATTATTAGGTACAGGAAACCAATCTGAAATATACGCTGGAGTACTTCCTGTGGAGGTAAGCAGTGCAGATGTAGTTTCTGGAACAGCAACAGTTCTAAATTTAACGCCTAAATCTTTAGTAGTGTCTAAAGATAGTGCCCCATTATATGAAAACCAAGACCCTAAACCAGCTTCAAATGAACCGTTAGGAATATAGTTAACCCTATCTCCATTTATATGGAGGTTAATTCTTTTAGCATCTTGAAATTCAAAGCTTTTTGTATATTCTGCAAATTGAAATAAATCAAAAGCAAAACGGCTAGATGTTGCTGAAGCAGGTGTAACAGTTATAACTACTTTAGCAAAAGCAGCATTAGAAGGTGACGTAATTCCGTTTCGTCCTGAGTCAGACTTACTAGTAAACTCTTGCCATGAAGTTGTTGTTGTAGTAGCGGTAGGTGCAGTTGTAGCGCTTATATATGTACCAAAAACGTTATACCAAGAAATAACCGCAGTAACCGTAGCCGCATTTGCATCTCTATGAAGAACCCAACCACTAAATATATACCTAGTATTTGAAGATACTGCAATACCGTTTAAGGTTATATCCGAGGTTCCAGGAAGTGTTAAAGTAACAGCAGTGGTCGCTGTAGTAGTTAACTGACCAAACCCTTTTAGTCTTGGCTTGGTGGTAGGATCATATAATACGGATGAACTTGATGGGGCAGTTACGCTTTCTGCAGTAAAAGTTTTAAATGCAAAAGTTCCACTTGAAGCCACCCAACGACCAATACTCTCTTCAAACGATGAGTCATTATAATCAAGCATTAGGTTGTGGCCAATAATTATTCTAGAAGGCAAATGAGTTAATCCTGTAGCGTAGCTGTTTAAACCTGTAGCTGTTCCTTTATATGCACTAACTATGTTAGCCACACCTGTTAATGAGCGATGATACGCATCTCCAAGTACAGGTTGATACTCAAACCCATAATCTATAATCTTGTGTTTAAGAATAGAAGAAGGAGAATATGTTTTATCCATGCTTTTGCTTAATAGATTTGCTTGAGATCTTAAGACATCATACTTTAAAGCAAATACTGACATAAAGGTTAAAAAATCCCCATTTTCAGTGGACCCTAAAACTTCTCCCATATTTGTACTATCAGAGTTTAACCATACCTTAGGAAACCATTTAATAACTTTAGTTAAAGAATCGTCGTCTACAGCGTTTGTTACATAGCTATTTCCACAAGCAATCCAAGTTAACCCATTAAATACCCAAAGAGAATAATTAAGTTCTCTTCCAATAAAATCAGTTAAAGTATCTAGATAATATGAGGGAAAACTAGAGTACAATCCGCCTGTTACATATGTAGCGTCATCTGGATTATCTAAGGTACCTGAATAACTTTTTACAAGCTTCCAGTAAGTTGGGGCATTATCAGATGGGTCATAAGAAAATCTACTCCAATAAATAGATATGCTATTATAATCTATAAGAGTTGCGGTAATTTTTGAATTATAATAAACACTGCCAGCGACTACTTCACCATATTTAAAACCAGAACCGTATTTTCCACCGCTATACTTAGCCATTTACTTCTCCTTAAACAATTCCGCCAGTAATATTTGATACTAAATTAGTTGGTGTTAAGTATGGAATTTGACCAGCTGTTAACGGTATTGATGTGGCAACAGTTGTGGATCCATCAGTAGATAGCTGAGTAAAATTAACTCCAAGTATTCCAGGAATAGCCTGTATAGCGCTAGTAAGATTAGATAAATAAATAGTATCCCCAAAAGTGTTATTTACGTATGCAAAGTAACCGTTAGTGCCCAACATAGCTTGATAAACAGCAAGTTTTATATCAGCTTGTTTGTAAGATGATGCGATTGTGATAGATGATGTTATATATATTGGTACATATGTAGGTGGAAGAATGTTAATCGTAATTCCAGCAGGCGTTTTATCAGCAAGATATGCTGTAACAGCTGTCTTAATAGTGTTCCAGCTTGTAGTCGTAGCTGCGCCACCTGAGTTAGCCGTTTTAATAACAAGGCCTGTTCTAGAACTTCCGTAAACGGTAGAAGTACTATCATAGGTTCCAGTGATTGACGGTCCAGTTACTGTAAATGTGTTCATATCAGTTGAAACCGAAGAAACTGTAGCACCTTGTAAATTGTACCCAGTAGTCGGAGGAGTTCCAACAATATAAATACCGGTAATATTTACAGTGTCCCCTACAGTAAGGGAGTGCTTTCCAGAGTTAGCGATTGTGTATACGACGGCAGAACCAGAACCAACAGCATTACTGATAACCCATTGACCATATCCAGGAGCAGCATTTCCATCATCTTGGGTCTGTAAGTATAGGTTTACCAAAGAGTACACACTGGCCGCAGCATTTGCTTTTCCTACCTGAGAAACTAATGTAGCCAAAGAAGAGTAGTCTGTTAGAGTAACAGCTCTACGACGTGCAGATACTGCTGCTTTAATTTTAGTTCTAATATTTTCTAAGCTATCTGCGTTTGCTCCGCCCGTAGATGCTTGCGGATTAGATACAGTTAAATATGAGGTAGCTTGTGGGTCTAAATTTCCAGGGATAAAGGTTACTTCTGTTACAGATAAAGACTTAACATTTCCAGCTGCCCCTGCACTTATTCTATATACTGAACTGATAATTTGATTAGATGCAGGAATTGCACCGTTTATTCCATCACCAAATACTATATTAATAGTACCATCAGAATTTCTTAATGTAGTAAAAACGTTATCTGTAGGACTGTACTCTAAAAGATTATCCGCATAGTTCCAAATAGTAAACGCAGAACTTTGACCTACGTAAACATAAATTGAACTATCTACTACACCTGTTTGATATATAGTAAAAGTTTGATTTGATGTCCCATCAGAAGTACCTATATTTGAAGGTAAAGCTTTGTTATATGTTGAGTCAATTAAATCAGGACGATCAGTATTAACTGTTTTTCCTTCTTGACAGGTAATTGTAATAGATGCGTTTGCAGCTAATGATGTGGTAGAAGTTGTAGTTTCAAAATAAACTTCTGAAAATAACCCATAGCTAAGTGGTGCCATAACTTGTGTCCCTATTGGAATATCAATAGGGTTTGTTCCAGAATTTGTAAATGTTATATCTATAGTTGATGGAGTAGGGCCAGATGGTTTGTAACCATATAGAGCAGCAAAAGATAAAAGAGTACTTGTTTGCACAGCAGTATCGATAGTTATCTCATTTGCTATCTTATCTAGGTAGTGAGACATAATATCCCCCATATAAGCAAATGCTTCAATCAATACATTTCCTAAATCAGAATAATCAGTTGGATTCCAATCTTTACCTGTTTTTGCATTAATCATAGTAATAATATCTGTTTTAAGAGAAGCAAAATCTCTAGATGTATAGTCAAGTTGCATTAGCGTGTAACCGTTCCGTTGATATTAAATGATGCTGTATTTATTGGTAATGTTGCTAAAGTATTATCTGGAAGAATTAATTCAATGTATACATACTCAATACCGTCTTGTTGATTTTTAATATCTATATTTGAAACAGTAACATCAGGTATCCATTTTCTTATTGCATCCCTTATTGCTTCTGGTATTGCTATTGTTGCATCATCTTCTGATTCAAAAAAAGCTTTAGACCAATCTACGCCATACTCTGTAAGCATAGGTCGTTGCCCAATATTTGTAGATAAAAGAGTAAGAACTCTATCTAAATAAATTTTATTTGGTGTGTTTGTACTAGTTAATACGCTAAAAGTGTCTAAACTAAAAGGGTACGATATTGCACTAGTCATGATTGTACTCCAATCCATACAGGATATTCAGGGTCTCCGGCCTCAAACATTACCCAAACCTTTTGTCCAGGTTGAGGCAATGTTCTATGAAATGTATGTTCAGGTATAGTAAACGAAGTGTCCGAGCTAGTTGTTCCAGGGGCTGATAGCCCGCTAGCAAGAGTATACTGGCTATTTTCTAACGTGTCTGTCGTAGCTGTGGGCGCCCCTCCTGTTACTTGAATCGAAGTGTTTACCATGCTTTTATTTACAACGGGGTCAGTAGATTTTCTATGTGCATGATTTAATTGTCCATTACCGGACTTAGCTACAACCGTAAGTGCTGGTATAGTAACTGACCCTCCTTGAGGGTCTGTGGCTGCAGTAGATGTAGTTGTAAGAAGTGCTGCAATCTGAGAAGCTGTATGAGGCAGATGGTCTGGATGATATGAGTTGTCTGTAACTGGTAGGCATGCTTTAGCCCAAGATGTTTTTTCCAAGCCGCTAGGCCCAGGTATTTGCAACTGTAGGGCAAACCTTCCTTTAGGGTCTGTTCCAGGCAGAACAATCGCAGAATAAACACCATAAAATCTACGTCGACCCTGAAAGTCTAATCCGTAGTCTAATTCTGTTGGCTCAGTCATTTAATTATCCTCCCATTAGTTTCTGAGTTCCATTGTACCTTACTTTTTAAAAAGTTTGTATTTGGCGGCGCATCCTTAAAAGGTGTTGATCCAGGTACATAAGGAATGGCTACATTAGACAGATCTCTTATTGCGGTAATACTAGCATCACCAGTAGTTGAAACAACTGGCGATATATTTGGAGATACTTCATACGAAGTTAAAACAACATCAGAAGCACTTAAAGATTGCCCTGCTAAATCTGATTGAACATCCCTACTAGAATAATTTGCGGCTGCGTTAGGGTCTGTATCCCCAATAATATCAGTTCCTACTTCTAGATCTAAAGTATAATTAGCTAAACGCCCATTAAATACGTGCCTAACAGATATTACTGTCCAATAACCAGATAGGCCATTAGGAAGCCCATCCAAATATATTGGATCATAGGGGCGAATATCTGGGTACCCAACTACAGTTACGCTAGCCCTGTGTTGGTATCTATGAGCATTGTTATAGTCATCCGCAATATGTTTAGAGTCAGAGAGACTATCAGCTACCTCATATACATGATGGTGGGTAAAAGCCGCATCAATTTGAGATCCAGGTTTATTTTTAGAAAAATTGCTCATTTTAGGAAGTATGTACTATTAGGTACAACAACTCCTTTGCTATTATTAGTAGCTGAAATATGCTTATGTTTAGCCTTAATTGTCTTTCCGGTGTTAGCTTGAACCCCTGTTACTACCCGATCTACTCTTACTCCCGCCTCAGGAGTATTATCAGAGATATGGGGAACAAACGATATAATGCTTCCAGTTATCCGTTGCTCCCTAGTTACTACTCCATCATTTTCATGATTTACGTAGTTAAAATATGGTGCGCCATTTTTTTTGCTGGAATAAATTTTATCTTTAGACACAAAGAATAAGGTGGTATTTTGAGAATATAATGCAAACCCTGTTTGACGAGCAAGTCTTTTGCATACCTGCCAATCACTTTGCCCTGCTTGAACAATACTATCACGTTGACGCGGGTGTCTTTGTGTAACAGCAGCAAATCCATGTTTTTTAGCAATTTGTGAAATAACTTGATCTGCAGTATTATTAAGGTAAATTTTTTGATTAGTTTCTTTTAATAGATAAGATGCCCCTACACATATGATATCTGTGTTTCCCCCCTGCCAACTATTATCTTGTTGAATTTTGTATACGTATCCCACCCATTCAGAGCTTACTTTCTTGGATCTAAATGTAAATTTAACCGGATCCCCAGATATAATTGCTTCTTTTTTATTAAAAGGGTGCCCTTTAAAATTTAATACTAAAATATCATGTTCTTCTATATGTAGTCTAAGAGATGCTGAAATAAGTATTAACTCCATATCTGGAGCTTTAGGAAAAACTACTTTAAAAGAACTTTTTAAAGAAGAGTCTTGCCATACAAAAGGTCTAGTACCTGATGCGCTAGTTTCCATATGGAATCCTTAATTGAGTTGCAGGAGCTATAGTAAATGGGTCTAATATTTCAGGGTTAATATCTAAAATTTCCCACCAATATTTTTCACCTAGATTATATCTTTTTGCTATCTCTCCTAAGTTATCTCCTTCAATCCAGGTATACAAAACATAGTTTACAGATACATTTTGAGGAAATTTTCTAAAAACAGAGATTTCAGATGTACCGGTAGTTTTGTTAGGTGTTTGGGTTAAATTACCATTATAGTATCTTGATACTCTTTCTATAGTCATTGTTTGGGTACTGCTCCTGTATCTGTTCCACTAGCTGGTGTAGTATTTGTAGTGTCCGCATTTAGAGTAGTAAACGCTCCTTTAATAGTATCAACACTATTTCCAAATGAAGCAGGATATCTAGAAAATGATATGTCTACTACGGATAACATAGGTACCATATTTGTATTAAAAATTACATGGTTTACGCCAACAGATC